GCCGGTCGGGAAGGCGTCCAGCGGCGCGCCGGGCTCACCGCCGAGCGGCGGCGACTGAGCGACCGCGAGCGGGCCAGGGAGGTTCCGCAGTCGGCCCCAACCGGCGACTCGGGCCGGGACCCGGCTCCTCACGGCGCTACTTCACCTGTCGCGGTAGTGGGAATTACTCATCCCAGGTGATTCGGCAGCGAAGGTCCACGGCTGTCGTGGGCGTGGTGGCACGCACCCGCAGGAACTTCGACACGGCAATGATCGGCCGCTCGTCCGGCATCCACACCCGCTCGTACGTCAGCGGCGACTCGCCGGAACCAGAGGACAGGCTCACCACGTCGAAGACGCGGGTCGCGGTGGTGGAGCCCTCCGCGGTCGCGGTGTACCCGGTGTTGGCGGTGCCGAGGATCAGCAGCGACGGCGGCGCACTCGGGTCGAGCGGCTGCACGCCAGCGGCCACGTGGGCCGACACGGTCGCTGCTACGTCGGTCTGTAGCAACTCGATCACGCCGTCGGCACCGGGCGGGTCGTCGAGCGAGAATGCGTACGAGATCAGTTGGATCTGCCTCGTGCTGGGGGTGCTCAGCACGAGCATGGTACGTATGGCTGTGGTGGTCGTGACCGCCTGCTGCGCGGCCGTGGTCGGCATCGGACCATTCCACGCCGAATAGCGGTGCGTCGGACTCACACCCTCTCAGTGTCGAATTGCTTGTGGCACCGCCTACACAACGGCAGATAGTGAGTCGGGTCGAGGCTGTACCGCAGATTCGCTACGCCCCCATGAGATCCGACCTTTTCATCCGAGTCGGTGTGGTCGTAAGCCCAGTCGGTAGCCGGAGCACCGCAGTGGCCGCAGGCGAACGTCGCCGCCGGTCCGCGAGCGGCGCGGACGCGGGCGTGCCCACCGGCGTAGGAGACGTCATCACCCAGCCAGCGGCTGTTCCTGGCCCCCGTCGCGGCTTCCACTACATCGGGCGACCCGTGCTTCCTCCACCGTAGGAGATGCGTGCTGCACCAGCCGCGCGCCCAGTAGGGACGGGTGCAGCCGTCGACCGTGCACTCGTCCGGCGCTCGGGGCTTGTCCTCGGTGGTGCCGCAGTGCCGGAGCCGCTGAAGGTGCTTGTCGCAGAGGCCGCGCCCCTTGTGCCGCTGCTCGCAACCTTCGACCGAGCAGATCCTCTGGACTTGGGCAGGGCGTAACGCGGCTTTCGCACGGCGGTACCACCGGTGGTAGTGCATCTCGCACCAGCCGCGGCACACGGTCAGCCGCTCGCAGCCGTCGATGGAACAGGTCCGGGTAGCCTCCACGGCTAGCCCCTCCTCGGTGTAGTCGAGCGAGTGGGTCAGAGGCCTCGCGGTGTTCCACCACCGCGGGGCCTCGCTGCTGTCTATTCTCCCATGCCGGGGGGCAATGCCTTGCCATTCGCCGCGACCGGCACCGCTGCCGGCGCCGGGACGATGAGCCCGGTGCGGGCCCGGCGGGCGGCCTGCAACCAGTGCTCGGCCATCCGCTCGGCGTCCTCCGGCGAGGAGAACAGCCGCTGCACGCCGGTGACCGAGTGGACCTCGACCATGACCAGGGCCTTGCCGTCACCGGTCCTGGCCTCGGCCACGAGGAACGTGAACGGGGTCGGTCCGGGGGTGATCGGGGCAGGCTGTGTCATCAGGCCCTTCCGGGGTGGTGGTGGTCTGGCGGGTCAGCGGCCGGTCCGGCCGAGCGCGGCCTGGACGTTGCCGCCGGAGATGTCGCGGATCGACTTGCGGAGCACCTCGACGAGCAGGTCGTCCAGCCGGGTGCCGCCCGAGCGGACCTCGATCACGACGGTCCCGCCGCCGCCGGAGCCGGCGAGCATCCGTCGGGTGTCCGGGTTCGAGCGCACCGTCGACCCCGGCGCCAGGTCGACCAGTTCCGGGCCGTGCTCACCGACCAGCGTGGTGCGAGACCTCGGGCCGCCGCCGGCCGCACCGGTGATCCCGCCATGGGCCTGCGCCCGCGGGCCGACACCGACCCGGCCGACCTGGATCGCGACGACCTTGCCGGTGATGGAGTTGATCTCCCGCTGGACCCGCTGCACACCGGCGGAGGTCACCTGGATGGTGACCCGCTTGTTCGCCGGGGTTTTCGACAGCGCCGCACGGACCCGGGCGGCCGCCGCCGTGGCGTTCTCCCAGGCCCGGATCGCGATGTCCTTGTCGCGGAGGGCCTGCACCCTTCTGCGCAGCGCCTCAATGGCGGGGGAGGTCTTGTTGAAGATCGTGTCCCCGAGCCGGGACGCGTCGCCGGCCTGCTTGTTCAGCCCGCTCGCCTGCCGCCACAGCTTGTCGCCGGTGGCGATGTCAGCTTTCGCGTATGCGGCGGCACCGGCGGCGTACAGCAGCGCCGCGCCGACCTTCAGGCCGATCGCGGCGACCCCGGCCATCGGCTGGATGATCGAGAGCGCGCTCTCGGCGACCGCGAGGAGGCCGTCGGCGATGTCCCACCGGTGCTCGTTGAACCAGGCGAACGCCTGGACCAGCCAGGACTGGACCTTCAGCTCCATGGTCCGCTTCAGCGCTGTGAGCTTCGCCTGGGGGGTGGTGAGGTCCTCACCCATCCGGGCGGCCGCGCCGCCGACCTGGCCGAGCGCCGCCACGGCCGTGGAGGGGTCCATCGCGAACAGGGCGGCGCCGAGGTCCTCGGCCTGGGTGCCGAACAGGGCGACCGCGGCCTGGCCGCGTTTCACCGGGTCCTCGATCTTCCGGAGCCGGTCGAGGGTGATGTCGAGCCCGTCGGCGGCGGACTTGCCGCCGGAGGCGATCCGGCCGGCCATGTCCTTGGCATTCAGGCCGATCATCTTGAAGCCGTCCGCGGTGAGCTTCGAGCCGTCGACCGCGCGGATCGAGAACTCCTTGATCGAGTCGGCGACGATGTCGGAGTCCCGGGCGCCGGCCCGCAGCCCCTGGGAGATCAGGCCCATCGCCTGAGCGCCCGTCAGCCCGACCTTCCGCCACTGGGTGCCGTACTCGTTGACGGTCTCCAGCAGGTCCTCGGCCTTGTCGTCGCCGGTCTGGAACCCGCGGGTGAGGATGTCGAGCGCTTCCCCGCCGTCCTTCACCAAGCCGGAGCGGATCATCTGGCCGACGGCGCGGGTGGTGCCACCCAAGTCCTGCTCGAACGTGTTGGCGAGGTTCAGGACCTTGCCGGCGACGTCCTGCAGGTCGCGGGACGCGGTGCCGTGCAGGACGGCGCCGCTCTGGATGACGGATCGGATCGCGGTGTTGACCTGGGCCATGTTCTGGCCGTACGCCTGGGTGTAGAGCTTCCCGGCGACCGCGCCGACGCGCTGGGACTCCACGGCGGTCAGCCCCAGCTGGACTTTCAGCTTCGCGGTGGCGTCCTGCGCGTTCAGGGTGCTCTTGATCCCGGCGATGATCCCGCCGCCGACCACGACGCCGGCCGCTAGTCCGGCGCCGGCAAGGCCTTTCGCGGCCGAGGCGAGTCCGCCCCGCAGTTTCCCGAGGCTCCCTTCCAGCCGGGCGTAGCCGCGGGTGGAGGACTCCGCTTCCTTGCCGGCTTTCCCCAGGTCCTTGACGAGGTCCTTGGCGCTGTCGCCGGTGGCGTCCATGCTGGCCTGCGCGGCGCGGTGCGCCGCGGCGAGCTTGGAGGTGGCCGACTCCTGGTCGTACTCGGCTCTCGCGAGTCGCGCGGAGGCGTCCCGGGCCTGCAGCGACTCGGCCCCGTACTTCTCCAGCGCCGCAGTCGCCGTGCGCTGCGCCTTCGCGGCCCGGACCTGCGCGGCCTCCAGGTCGAGCGCGGCCTTCCGGACACCGCCGATGCCTTTCGCGGCGGAGTCGAGTCCGGGCTTGGTCAGGTCTTTGCTGCCTACCCGGATCTCGACTTCATTCACCGCTGGTCACCCCCGCCCGGTCCACGATCCGGATCATCCGCAGCAGATCGGCGTCCTCGGCGAGCAGCTGGCTGGGCAGGCAGCCGAACCGCTCGCACAGCGTCAGGACAAGCTCGGCCTCCTCTAGCTCGCCCGGTTTTCGGGTAATGGCACCATCGGCATCGACGCCTCCAGCGACGGCTCGCCACCGGTCGAGCTCCCGCCCAAAGGGGGCGACACGCCAGCCGCCGCCGCCGTCCAGGCGCCGATCATCTCCAACACGAAGTCGTTGTCCTGGTCCAGCACGCCATCGAGGGTGGGCGGCACGGGCTCGCCGGTGTCCTCGTCCTCCAGGTTCCAGGACACGAGCTTGCTGGCGAACAGGGCGACCGCGGAATCGTCGGTCAGGTCGGAATCCTCATCCGGCCGTCTCAGGTTCAGCATTTCCCTCATGCTGAGCGACCGGATGCGGACCACGAGTCCGTGGCTCTCGTGGTCCTCCGGCCAGACCAGCCGGTAGGTCTTCTTCTTCCGCTTATGGCCCACGGTTCACCCGGACCAGGTTGGGACGGCGCCGTTTGAGAGCACGCCGGGCACCGCGAAGACCAGTTCACCCGAGTCCGACCGGGACAGCGGGTAATCGGTGAACAGCACGGTCGGGGCGAGCGTCTTCGCGGCGACCACCATCGTCACCAGCCGTGCGACCGAAGTGGACGGGACGGTCTTGAAGACGTCGTGCGCGCCGGTGGTCGCGGTGTCGTTGAAGACGCCGTTCAGCGTGATGCTGAAATCGGCGAGGAGGAGAAGCCGCTCCATCGCGAGCTTGTCGATGCCCGTCACGTCCTGGACGGCTCTCGGCGTGCTGAATTGCAGGTTGGTGATGTCGTTCTTGATTGCCCTCTGAACGCTGCCGCTATCGTCTACGGATAACGTCGTCCACCCAATGCCCGAGGTCTTCGCGATGAGACTCAGCCCCTCTCGATCAGCCGGCCGAGCCGGTCCTGGTTGGTCTGGAAGTCGTCGAGCCAAGGGTCCGGGCCGGAATGCCGGACAGGCTCGGTGCCGCGCGGATTTCCGCGCCAGTCGCCGCCGCGGACGACGTACAGCTCCGGCCGCTCCAGCGGCACCTTGTGCGGCGAAGCGAAGCACCGCTGCCCGGCGGCGAACGTGAACGTGGTGACCGTGCCGCCGGTCCGGTCCTCGGTGTAGCCGCGGCGGGCGACGTTGCGGATGTAGTGCGCCTGCCGCGCGCCGAGGTCGGTGGCCTCGTCGACGGCGGTCGCCCAGCCGCGCAGGTAGGCCGCGCAGTCGGCTTCCTCGCAGGTGCCGTCCCGCCAGTGGGTGGCCAGCGGGGACGCGACCTGGAAGGTGCGGTAGCTCTCAGCCGGGAGGTTCGGCGCGATCCGCTGGCCGTCCGGGCTGGGCACGGTGCCGGCCATCAGAAGGCCGTGGCGAGCACATCTCGGTGGGTAAGCAAGTAGGCCGCCGCTGCCATCAGGCGGTCCACGTCCTCGCCGAGTGCGCCGATGCCGGTATTGCAGCCGTGGCAGAGCAGCGCCCGCACGACTCCCGTCTCGTGGTCATGGTCGACGTGCCACGCACCCTTGCCGCCAGGGTCGGTGCTATGGCAGATCGCGCAGCGTCCACCCTGCCTGGCCAGGAGCGCGTCAAACTCGGCCAGGCTGAGGCCGTACTTGCTGCGCAGGTGCCCGGTGCGGCCGTGCAGCGGATCGGCAAGGCGCTTGTCGCGTTGATATTCGCGAGACCTTGCACGTTCGCAGTCTGCGCAGTGGCCGTAATAACCATCTCGACCTGCGGGGTGCCGATAGAACAGGTCGAGAGCCTTGGCCGCACCGCATTTGCTGCATGTCCTCACATCACACCTCCGGCTAAAAGATTGTGGCCGTCAGGTTCCGGGCCACGACGACCGAGAAAACGGCGTCCGTGAATACGCCGGTGGTCGTCACCCGCAGGTAGCGCTCGACGGACAGCGTCGGGGACGTGGCGATCCGCTCCGACGTGATCCCGGTGGCCGCGGCGAAGCCGCCGCCGGCCACGTCGGTGTAGGCGTCGGCGCCGTTGTCGGACGACTCCTGCAACTTCACCGTGACCGTGCCGCTGCCGACCGAGAACACGTGCAGGTACGCCTGGAGTCCGAAGGCCAGGCCCACCGCGCCGTAGTCGACCGGGGTCCCGTTGGCCGCGGACGCGTCGGTCCGCTTCCCCGCGGTGTGCTGCTGCCCCCACTCCAGCCCGTAGCCGTTCGCCTGGGCCTGGACAGCGAAGGTGAACCCGCCGTCGTCGCCGCGGGTGCCGGCGTAGTCGATCTGCTTCGCCACGCACGCGGCGGCCGGCGAGCCGAGCGCGGTGCCGCGACAGTAGGTGACGATCTGGTCAGTGGTGGGCAGCGCGGAGAGGCGGGGGTGCGCCTGGTCGCTGGCGGGGTTGAAGAACGCGGTGAAGTCGATCCCGCCGTCCCGGCGGCCACCGACACGCTCCATCGCGGACTTGTCAATCCCGGTGACGTCCAGAGTGGACGGCCCGCCGGCGATCTTGCCGAGGGAGCCGATGTCGCCGCTGAGGTCGTATCCGGCCGCAAAAAGTGCGTCCCCGAGCCCCGACTGTTTGACCATCAGCCGGCCTCACCGGGTGCGATCGGCACGAGCGGACCGGCGCCGAGGTTCTCCACCCGGTGAGTGGCCAGCCGGCGGAGGTCCGCGTTCCGGTCGCCGGCCAGCTCCTCGTACGCCGCCCGGGCAGCGTCGAGCCAGTCGGTGGGGATGTCGGACAGGTACGTCTCGTGGACGGCGACGCCGTTGCGGCTGGCCGACAGCGCCGGCCGGTGGTTCTCCGCCGCGCGGGTGTCGCGGTGCCAGCGGACGACCTGGCCGTCCATGATCGTGACGTTGCAGGTGATCACCGGGTCAGGCACGGCACTCCCCTCTTCGTCGAGCCGGTCGCGTGTGGACGACCGAACGCCCGGCTCCGGAAAGACCACTGTGGACGGTCCCGCAAGGCAAACGGGCAGGTCACGGCGCCTGCGTGAAGATGTCGTTGACCAGGGCGGGCAGCGTGATGTCCATGACGCGGTACTCCCGGTCGTCCTGCCGCAGATAACCGGCCCGCGCGGACAGCGGCACCCCAGCCGAGCCGAGCAGGTCCACATGCCGGACGTGCTGGCCCAAATCGAAGTCGCCGGAATATGCGGCCATCAGCGTGCTCACCGCGCCCAGCATCGCCGGGTCGATCGCGTCCGGCGGCTCGCTGGTCATGTTGCTGTAGAGCCGCACGGTCAGTTCCAGCCGGCCCGACGTCGCCGCCAGCCCGGACGACCGGACCGGGGCGAGGGCCTGCACCCACACCGCCGCGGTCAGACCGCTGCCCGGCGCCGAGGCCGGCTCGTGCCCGTTGACCGCGCCGAACAGCCCGGAGGCGAGCGCGTGGGACACGACCGCGTCGAGGACCGCGACCACGTCCAGGCCGGCCGCCGGGGCAATCAGATTCGCGGCGGCCGCGTGGTAGTCCGACAGGGACGTGGAGTCGGTGACCCGGGCGAGCAGCCCGTACAACCCGCCCGCGGCATAGGTGTGGACCATCGTCGCCACCGCGCCGGAGGAGGACTGCCCGTCGCCCCACTCGATGGCGTACGTGGCGCCGGCCAGGCCCTCCGGGTCGGTCGCGGCGATGGTCACGGTGACCGTCAGCCCGGCGACGACGACCGTGACACCGGTGATCGTCGGCGCGTTCGCGCCCGGCAGGCCGACGTTGTACTCGACGTCGATGCCGTAGAAGGTGCTGCCGAACGTCGAGGTGGGGAACGAGGTCGGGGTGGCGTTGAAGACGCCGTTGCCGTTGGTTGCCGTCGCGGAGGACAGCGCCCGCACGTTGCCGTCGGCGGAGTTGACGTTCCCGGCGAGGGCGCCGGAGATGTTGCCGTACCGGCCGCCCGTCGAGTAGCTGACGATCCAGCGGGTGCCGGCCGCCCGGGCGATCGGCACGTCGAGGTCGTACGACGACCAGCCGGACGGCAGCGTGGACGGCATCGTCGCGGTGCCGAGCAACGCGCCGGCCGTGGACCAGATCCGGCCGAGCCGTGGGGTGTAGCCCTCCTCGGTGCCGTCGGTCCACACCCGGACCTTGGTGAGGGTCACGTCGGCGACGGCGAGGTACTCGGTGCCGAGCTCGTAGTCGTCCGGGTCGGCTTGGACGGTGGGGTCGGCGCCGCCCCATCCGACGGCCATCAGCCGAGCCTTGCCACGTGCCGCCGCAGAGCCGGCTCGACCAGGGCCGGCACCTTCCGCTCCAGCTCCTGGCGGGCGCGGCGGAACGAGTGGTAGCCGGCGAAGATGGCGGACCGGCTGCCACCATTTTCGAGCCAGGGCCCGTACACAATCCCGCGGTCGTGGACGACGACGTCGGACGCGAGCCGCTGCACGGTCAGCTGCGTCTCGTAGTACGGCGTGGGGTGCCGGATCGAGGCGTCGAGCAGGCGGTGGACGTCGGCGAGACCCTGCGCGCCGACCGCCATCTGGGCGTCCTCGAGGAAGTCCTGGATGATCCCCGGCGCGCGGCCGTCGAAGAGCGGGCCTGACGCGCGCACCTCCACGCTCATACCGCCCTCACCCTCGCTTTCCTGCCGAACCGCTGGTAGCAGTCCGCCTCGATCGCGGCCACGCCGCGGCCGGTGAACTCCCGCACGTTCTCCCCGCTGCCGGCGACCCGGGCGTAGCCGGCGGTCTCCTGCAGGAGCTGGTTGACGCTGTACGCCAGCGCCAGGTCCCGGACCAGCGCGGGCGGGACGTGGCGGGTGATCGAAGCGGCGGTGGAGTGCGTCGCGGCGGTGGTCCCCGCGGCGCCACGCACGACGGTGAGGGTCCGCGGGGCGTAGATGGTGGACCCGGTGTGCGCGGCCAGCACGCTGCCGTCGTAGGCCCGGCGCACGGTCAGGTTGTTGCCGCTGATGTCCTGGATCAGCATCCGCTCCGAGTCGAGCAGGATCGTCTCCCCCGCCGCGAACGCCGACCCGGTGGTCACCGCCACGGTGGTGCTCGCCGCCGACGCGGTCAGCGCGGTCTGCAGCGTCTGCCCCGTAGTCAGCATGCTCTTCCCGGTCACGAGCATCCGCTCGTCGTCGACCCGGATCAGGTGCCCGATCCCGACCGCGGCGGAGTCGGTCACGTCGACCGCGGTCTCGCTGGCGTCCAGCGCCTCGGCGAGCGCGCCGGCCGGCGCGCTGTCCGCACTGTGCCCGAACACGCCGGTGATGGCGACCGCGCGCTGCCGGGTGTCGCCGGCCGCGAACGCCGAACTCGAGGACAGGTCGATCTCGATGCTCGTGAACGGCGGCCCGCTGTTGGCCGGCTCCAGGAAGTAGTCTGCCGGCGGGATGGTCACCCCGCCGGCCACGAGCGCGGAGACGGACACCAGCTCGTCGGCGTCGAGCCACAGCCGCCACGGCGTGCCGTACGCCGAGTCCGGCCACGTCTTGTACCGGGTCCCGCTCTGCGGCCAGAAACGCCGGTGGCACAGGCCGTCCACGTTGTCCGCGGCCGCCTCAATGGCACGGTCCACCCGGGCTGCCGCGTAGGCGGTCGCGGCCACGTCGAGCGCGCCTGTGACCTCCTCGCGGCTGCTGTAGCAGGCCCGGGCGACGGCCATCAGTTATGTGCCCGGGTTGAGCTCGTTACGGAAGGACATGCGTCGGTCCTCCTCAGTCCCGATCTCTCGGACTAGATAGGGGTCCTGGCCGAAACCATGACTGGGCGCGTACGGCCGTTCGACGCGCACCTGCGGCGGGCTGTCGCCGTGGTGGTCGGTGCCGCGCTCGCAGGTGCAGGGCACGACGGTGTCGTTGTCGTACGCTGCCCGATGCTCAGGTCCGGCTGGTACCTGCACCTGGAACCACTCGCAGCGCTCGTGCGTGTCGACATCCCCGAGCCGGTCGAACAGCCACCGGCGCCACGACCTGTAGTCGTAGGCGGCCGGCGGGACCGGGAACAGGTGGTTGACGCTAATCGTCCGGTCGGGGTGGTAGCTGTCCGGGCCGGTAATGGTGATGATCAGCGTCAGGCCCTTGCTGCCCTGCCCGCGGTCGTAGTCCGGGGAGGTTAGGAAGACACGCTGGCCAGGCTTGGGACGGTAGTTCTTGACCAGCCCGATCAGCGGCTCCGGGTCGGGCGCTTCCTGCCTCATCCCACGCCCTCCCTGTCAGCCCTGCGAGGTGACCGCGTAGTCGAAGCCCAGCACCGCATCGCCCACCGCGGCGACGGAGCTGGACACGGTGAACGCCGTAGCCGACTTCGCGCTCACGTACAGCCCGGCAGCAGCAGCGGCCGCAGTGGTCGGGGTGATGACGACCGCCGCGGGGGCCCGGCCGAGACCGGACCCGAACGTCACCACGGCCACCGCACCCGCGGCCGGGACGGCGACGGCAGTTGCGGACACCGCGCCCGCGTGGTCGGTCGGCGACGTCGAGGCGATCGACTGCGTCTGCGCGCCCGCAGCGACCGTGGCGACGGTGCCGAGGTCCACGGTGGCGTCCACATTCCACGTGGTCCCGACCGTGCCGAGGATCTTGTTGTTCCGACCCCAGACCCGCAACGTCCCGGACGCCCGATTGAGCCGGTACGCGGTGTAGACGCTGGACCCGGAGACCGCTTCCTGGCTGACGCAGTTGTCGTGGAAGAGGACCGTCGCCACATTGCTGGCGTCGGTGTGGACGTTGAATGCGCGGTACGCGAACCCCTGCTGGTTGATGCTGTTGTTCGCGACCACGTTGTCATGAACGAAGCTGGGCCTCGTGCCGCCGGTCAGGAACATCAACAGCCCGACGTACGCGGCGACCAGAAGCGGCTGCCACGCCGTCGGGCTCGACGACGGGGTGTTCCCCAGGTTGCTGTCGATCAGTGAGTAGTAGGCCACCCCGCCGGACAGGACCGGCGCGTACCGGTCGTACGTGGTCCCGGCCGCGTAGGCGATGCTGCCGCTGCCCGTGACCCTGCCGAACGACTCCAGGTAGTTGTCGTGGATCCGGGTGGCGTGGGCGCCGCGAGTGGTGATGTGGTTGTGCCCGGTCGCGTAAACGTGGCAGCCCGAGATCTCCCACCCGACCGAGGTTTCCAGGTGAATGCCGTCCATGCCGCTGAAACCGACGACGCAGTCCCGCAGGAATCCGTCGGACACCGCGGACGCGCCGGCACCATTCCTGATCCAGATGCCGTGCATTCCCGGCGCGTCGACCAGCACCCGATCCAGCCGGCATTCGAAGCCGGGCCCGGCCAGGTCCCCGCCGTTGCGGCGCTCGTCGGTCAGGATCAGGCCGGCGCCGCGGGGGTTGATGATGTTCAGGTCGTGGGCGTTGCCCCGGAAGTTCGCCATCACCAGGCCGTGGCCGGCGCCCGCGGTCTGCGCCGACTTGTTCCCGTCGATGATCAGGTGGTCGACCTCGATCGGCGCGTCCAGCTGGGTGGCGGTGGTCGAGTCGTACGCCTCCGCCACCAGCATCGCGTCCAGGTTCGCGGCGGCCGCCTGCTGGAGGATCGCGCCGCCGAGCGCCGTCGTACTGGACGTCGGCGACGTCCGCGACCCGTTGCTGGGGTGGGTGGAGGTGTACCGCCGGTTCGGCTTGAGGACCACCGTGGAACTGATCGAGTAGACGCCGTTCGGGAAGACGACCTCGTCGCCCGGGACCGACGAATCGATGGCCGCCTGGATCGCCGACGAGGTGAGCCCCCCGACGAGCACAGGCGGCCGGTAGCGCTGCAGGACGCTCACGTCCGGGCGTCAGCCCGCCTGGTCGGAGCGCCACCCGTCGAACTTGCAGTGGAGGACCCCGCCCGGGCCGGCTTCGAGCGGCTCCCCGTCGTTCGGGCACGCTTCGGGGGGTCGGTCGCGGGCGGCTCGCCGCTCGGCGGCTGCCTCGCGGGCGATGTCGACGAGCTGCTCCCACGAGATGGCCGCTCACCCTCTTCCTCATCGTCGGCGTAGACCGGCTCGGACGTCAGGTCGGCGACGGTGCCGACCGTCACCTCGGCCGGCGGGATGTAGCCGACCTCACCCGGCCCGGCATCGGCGTTCGTCGGTCCGCCGTGCACCGTGATCTTCGGCACCGTCATCTCCTCTCCCAGACCGGGTGTGCCGCAGGCACGGCACCGGGACAGCCGCACGCTGTACCCGGTCCCGCACCCGCGGCACACCCACACCATCAGGCGACCGTGGCGCCGTCGTCGAGGGGGACGTAGAGCATGGTCCACTTCGTGGCGCCGGTGGTGTCCGTGCCGGTGGTCTGGAGCTGCGTCACGCCCGCCGGCAGGACGAACCCGCCGCCGACCGGGGTCTTCGCGGTCACGTGGGTCGGGACCTCCGTGCCGCCCTCCTTCTGCGTGCCGAGCAGGGCCGCCTGGATGCCGTGCACGGTGTAGAGGGTCCCGGCGGCGTCGGAGGTGCAGACGGTCGCCCCGCTGATGTCGCCGACCGCGCCCACGGTCGGATCGTGGACCACGTTCAGCGAGTTCACGGTGCCGTCGAACACGACGGTCACCTCGCCGACCAGCGCGGTGACCAGGATGCGGCCACCGGCGACGGTGAAGAGGGTCTGGAGGCCGGCGGCCGGGAGGATCGCGGACGCCTTCTCGGCCTTGAGCCCGAACAGGGCCTTCCGGAACGCCGATGAGTCGAGGAGAACACTCATTCAGTCCAGCCCCCCTCAGACCACGTTCCGGCGCAGGTTCGCCGGTTTCCGCTGCGCGACCAGGTCGTGCAGGACCGCGATGAGGATCCCGCCGTCCACGGTGACCTCGACGCAGTTGAACCCGGCGGACAGCTGGGTGCCGTCGACCGTGAACACCATGCAGTCGTTCGTCGCGTCCGTGCCGAGGGCGAGGGTGTCGTCCTGCTCGGCCATCGCCGTCCAGGTCCCGCCGACGCCGGGGGCCTTGTGCGGGTAGACGTCGCAGTCGAGGGCCTGCTCCGACGCCCCCATGATCGATTCCTTGATGGTGGCGATGGTCGTTCCGTCGTCCTCGAACGTCACGAACGAGACGGCGGACGCGTCCCGGAGCGGGATGTGGATCCCGCTCGCGGCCGGGATCACGTTGAAGACCCTGCCGAGTCCCTTCACTGTTCCTCACTTCTCGCAGCGGGGCGTTACTGCCGCTGCATGGTGGAGTCCCCGCCCGGGGTTTCGGTGCCGGGCGGGGCCGTCGTGGTGCCTTGCGGGTCAGGCGTCCGGGGTGACTGTCCTATGCGCGGGCTTCGAGCTCGACGAACGGGCTCAGTGTCGGGCCGCCGTTTTGCGGGGTGACCGCGTTCTGAATCCAGGGCCGCCCGTCGACGCGCTGGATGATGCGGTAGGCGGTCTGGTCGTTCCCGAACTTCCAGTCGGTGCTGCTCGTGGCGGTCATGGTCTGCCGGTCGCCGATGAGGTAGTAGCTGAGGTCGACGAACGCGAGGTCACTGCGGTCACCGAGCCGGCCCGCCTTCTCCGACAGGACCAGCGGCCGCCCGAAAATGGTGACGGGCGCCGGGCCGGCGACATTGGACATCATGACCGGGCCGCCGCCGGTACCGACACTCAACGCCATCGTGAACAGCTCCGGCAGCACCTCCGGGCTGGCGATCCATATGCCCCGCGCCAGCGAGGACGGCAGCATCCTGGAGTACATCTTGATGATGTTTTCCAGGACGATGGTGTCTGCGCTCTGGCCGGTCTCCTTCGTCTGAGCGATGGCCGCGCTGTTGCCGGCGCCGAGGAACCCGAGCGGCTCCCCGACCCCCGTGCCGACCATGAACGCGGCGTCCTCGAAGAACGCGAGCGCCATCGGCCACAGCCGCTCGATCAGCGCCGCGAACGAGAGCAGGGAGTCCTGCAGCAGCTCGTTCGGAACGACGGACAGGCCGGTGAGCTTCTTCGCGTCGAGGGTGACCCGCCCGAACTTCGCCGAGGAGTCGGTCAGCGCCGCGGACTCCTCGCCCCAGTAGGCGACCATCCCACCGAACACACTGCCGGCGTTGGTTGTGGAGTCGATCATGGGGAACTCCACCCGCGCCGCCTCCATCGGGACGACGGTCGCCCGGGCCCGGACCACGGCCAGCTCCAGCGCCAGTTCGAGGAGCGTGGAGCGGAAGGCCTCGGGGACCAGGAACCCGCCGTCGGCGGGGATGGTGGAGCCGAAGGCGTTCCGGACCTCCCGGGAGACCCGGGCCATCTTGGCCTGGGTCTCGGGGTCGGTGTTCAGGTGCCAGGCGTCGCGGAAGAAGTTCGCCATGCCGGCGAACTCCTTGTCGAGCATCGCGCCGGGCGCCGCCCCGTTGTACGCGGTGCCCTGCTTGTGGGAGGTGCGCATGCCCTCGGGGCGGGTCTGCGGGTCCAGGTTCAGCCGCTTGATGCCGTCGCCGCCGAGGTCGATCTCGTTGTCGCGGAGCATCTGCGCGAGGACACGCTGCGTCTCCTCGGCGACCGCCCGGGACAGGTCGGTGTCCGGGCCCTGCGCCTGGTCCGCGTAGGACTGGATGAAGTCCTTCAGCGCGCCGGGGGTGACGAGGACGTCGCGCGCCCGGTCCGGGTCGGCGAGCATCTCGGCGAGCTCGTCGCTCGTCTTCGGGACCGGCACGTTCTTCGGCGCGACGGGCGGGGCGTCGGCGCGGTTGATGATCCGGCCGATGTCGGCCAGGTCGACGCCGTGCGCGGCCAGGTACGCCCGCTGCCCCAGGCTCAGGTTGCGGATCACGACAGTTGCCTCCTCAGGGCAGCGAGCGCGTCCTGAGTGGACGGCGCGGGGATCGTCAGGTGGGCGACGGTGTCGCCCCATGCGGGTGCGGTGGTGAGGTGCGCGGTGGCGCCCGCCCAGCCGTCGGCGGTCTCGCCGTTGGTCTCGTCCTCGTCGGCGGCGTCTTCGTCTTCGTCGTCCTCGGCGGCGGGCTGATCCGGCTCGACCGGGGTCGGCCCGGGCTCGGGTGCCGGCTCCTCGGCTACGGCCGGCGGACCCGGCGGGTCTGGCTCGGCCGGCTCGGGCTCGGGCTCGGGCTGGACGGTCGGCTCCCCGCCGGCCGGCGGGTCGGGCGTGCCGGCGGGCGCCGGCCGTGGTTCCGGCTGCGCCGGCTCGGTGGCCTCCGGATCGAGATGCTCCGGCGTCGCAGGATCCGGCGCGGCCGCGGCGGTGGGAGCGGGAGCGTGCTCGCGGCCGGCGTGCCGGAACACGCTCAGGTCCCACGTCGCCGCGGCGGCCGGCTGGTCCTTCTTCGCCGGCAGCGGCGCCACCTCGTCCGCCAGACCGGCATCGACGGCCTCCTGCGCGGAGTACCACGTCTCGGCGAGCATCGCCGTGCGCCACTTCTTCGCGCCGCCGCCGGCCCGGTCGGCGTACACCGACGCGATGTTGGCGGAGATCTTGTCGAGCAGGGCCCGCATCTGCTCCATATCGACGGCCTGACCGATGCACAGCCCGGACGCATCGTGGATCATCATCTGCGCCTGCCGCTGCATCACGATCCGGTCGCCGGCCTGCGCGATGAAGCTGGCGGCCGACGCGGCGAGCCCGTCGACCTGCACAGTCACCGCCGCCGGGTGCGACCGGAGCGCGTTCAGGATCGCGATCCCGTCGAACACGTCCCCGCCCGGCGAGTTGAGCCGCACGGTGATCTCCTCGGCGTCGACCTCCGCGAGCTCCCGCGCGAAGTCGTCGGCCGTGACACCCCAGTAGCCGATCTCGTCGTAGATCCACACCTCGACCGGCTCGCCGGCGTCGTGGTTCTCGATGCGATACCAGGACCGGTCGGCCCGGACGGAGGGTCGGTGCGCCTGCGGCCGGCGGGCCAGCAGCTCCGCGAGCTCGGCGCCGCCGACCGGGGGACGGACGGCGTTGACGATCCGCGGGCGGTCGCCCACCTGCTTGACCGTGACCGACGGCAGTAACCCGGGCACCAGGGCGACGGCCCCACCCGGGACCACCGCCGACGGCGCCTGCGCGGCCTGCGGCCGGGACGCGGCCAGCTGCGCCAGGGCCTCGCTGCTGATACTCGACCGCCTACGGCTCACTGTGCGTCTCCCGTCGTCACTGCTGCCCCGAGCCGCCCGTCTGCGCTGGCCGCCAAACCCCTGTGACCGTGCCTCTGCAGCGCTCCCGGCCGAGGCAGTCGACGTACGCGCCGTACGCCCCGCCCGGGTAGGACTTCTCGACCTGGTCCATCTGCGAGATGTTGCCGAGCCAGCGGCCATTCACTGCCAAACATGGGCCACAAGTATGAGAATCGTTCTTTTCTGACGCATATAGGGCGCCTTCCGGCGCCGCCCGCAACGTCTCGATTCGGCCCGCGTTCTGCGCGCCGGTCAACGCCCCGCCCAGCTGCCGGCGCGGTTCGGCGTCGGTCAGCGAGTCGAGGTGCTCGGCCACGGCATCCGCGATCTGCCCGGCGGACACCCCCGGCCCGTTCGCTCTCATCGCCGCGCCCGCCGCCGAGAGGACCAGCCCGGCGGCGAGCATCCGGGCGACCACCGTCGCCACCTCGGCCAGGTCGCCCGGCTGCTTCGGCGCCACGGTCACGTCCTGCGCGGCGGCCTCCGCGACGACCCGCCGAGCGGCCAGGTCAGCGACGTCGGCCATCGCCGCTTCGAGCGCCGCCGCCGCCTCGGCCGAGTCAACGGTCAGCCCGGTCAGGTCCGTCAACGTCCCCGACGTGGCGATCCGCTTCACCTCAGCCACGAGCGTCGCCTTCTGCGCCGCGGACAGGTCCTCCCAGCGGGCCAGCAGCCGCGCCAGCGCCCGCTCCCACTGGCCCTGCAGCGGGGTCACGTCGGGCAGGTCGTCCGGGTCCAGGTCGGCGGCGTTGCGGGGGCCGGCCAGCGCCAGCGGCGCGCGGTGGGACGCGACCGCGAACGGGACCCGCCGGGCGGCAACCGCAGCCGGCGCCGGCTCGGGGGCGACAACCGGCCCTGCGGCGACCGCGATGTCCGGCAGACCCACCGCGGTCAGCACCCCGCCCCGGTCGTACCCGGCCTCGACCAGCGCCTTCGCCGCACCCGACCGGGCGGTCAGCTCGGCGTTGTCCGCCTCACGGTCAGCGGCCACCGGGGAGTCGAAGTCCCATTCCAGGCCGACCGCGGTCGCACCGAACAGCGGCAGGAAATCGTTGTTCAGCGCGCCCTTGATGCGCTCCAGGCGGGGCACGGTGATCTGCTCGGCGAACCACGCCTTCGACGCCTCGGCGGTCGCCCGGTTCACATCTGCGACGTCACCGACCGCGAACTTCGGCATCCCGAACGCCTCGCGGATCGTGTCCTTGCTGACTGCCCGCAGCTCAGCGAACTGCATGTCCCTCTGCGTGAACTTCCTATCCACCCACTTGCCGTGCTCCAAGATGGCGACCCGGTGAGCATTCGCCACGCCCTGGTGCTGCTCCCGCCAGCGGGAAGTCATCTCGTCGAACTCGGTGTCTTCCAGCCGGCGGTCGACCTCGATGATCCCGCCCGGCTCAGCCGAGTTGCGAAAGAAGCTCCGGTTCCACTCGGCGGTGTACTTCTCCGCGTCGAGGTCGACGAGGATCGCCTGCACCGGACCCATCCCCCGGTACGGGTCCAGCGGGTTCGGCATCCGGATCTGGATGACCTCGTCGAGCGCGAGCGGCACCTGCTCCCCGTCGGGCGAGGTGTAGACGTAGCCGGCGAGGAACTTCTCCCGGTGCGGCACCGGGGTCATCCGGTCCGGGCGGACCGGCCACAGTTCCAGCGGGATCGACCGCAGGGCCGGGTTGCGGGCGACGACCCACCAGCCCTCACCGGTCAGGTCGACGTGCTGCTGGAAGGTCTCGACGAACTCCTGCCGGGGCATGAACGGGTTCGGCTTCGTCCAGATGTCGAGCGCCAGGTGGCGGGTCTTCTCGACCCGGTCCTCCGGCTTCCCGGAGGCTGCCTTCTGCCACAGCCGCCAGTTCACCGCAGCGGCAGCGGTGCTGGTCCGGTTGACGATCGCGAACAGCGTGCCCACCGCGCCCATGGCCCGCATCTGCGCCTCGGCGCCGCCACCGCCCAGGCCGAACGGGAGCCGGCGGACCTCACCGCGGCCGGAGTACGGCACCGGCGACTCGTTGCGTGGCCGGCGGACGACGTCGACCGCGCCGCCGATCAACGACCTCACCCGTGGACGCGCCATTCGAGGAGCAAGCACGCGGTGCCGGCCGCGAGGAAACCGGCCCAGGCGGCGACGGTGGCCGCGGCGGCGACGCCGAAGCCGAGCCCGACGGTGACCAGCGCGACCGGCTTGACCGCAGCCCACCCGCGGGCCAGCCCACGGCCGACGGCGGCGAGACGGCGGCGCGGCTGCCCAACCCGGGCGGCCCGGCCGATCAGGGACGGAGCGTGGCCGTTCGACGGCGGGGCGAGAGTGGCGGTCATCGTCTTGGGCCTCCTCAGCCGTCGAAGTCGGTCGGTGGGTGCTGCGCGTCCACGGGGTACGGCACGCTGACCACCGGCACGCTGACCACCTCGACCAGCCCGCCGGTCGACGGCGGCACGTAGCCGTTCGGGAGGCCACGGGTGCGGAGCACGAAGGTCTCCCCACGGCGGACCGGCGAGCCGGGCAGGAAGCACCACCTCACCGGACCACCCCGATCTGCTCGGCCGCGACCACCAGCACCCGACCCCGCAGAGGCGTCTCCTCGATCGCCTCCTGGACGTGGTCCAGCTCGGCCGACGACGTGTCGGGCCGGCACCGGATCACCAGGGTGTCCCCCGGACCCACGACCAGCGCGGACTCCACCACGGCCGGCGGCAACGGGACGTGCACCGGCCCGGCCGCCGCAGGCACGACCCGCTCGTCGTCGTCGTACGGCCCCGCGTCCTCACCCCGGGTCGTTCCGCCGCCGACCATCAGCCGAGCACCCGGATCCTCGGCCGCGCACCCAGGTCACGCTCGGCGCAGAGATAGCGGATCCCGTCGGCCCCATGATCATCCTGCTTCACCGGCGCCTCCTTCAGCTTCTTCCCCCCACCCGTGTCCCAGATGTAGCCCGGGACCTCCTCCGCCGTGCACGCCGGCTTCCCCGCGTCCACCAACTCCTGGTCCCGCTCCAGCAGCGCGTCCCGCATCAGCACCAGCCGCGGCCTGCCGTCACCCGCCGGCCGGAGCCGGGCCTGAACCGCCTGGATGCCGTCGGACACGCTCTTCCTCGCGGCGACGGTGCCCATGCCAAGGTGCCGCTCCAGCGTCGCCCGGTCCTCCGCGTCGTGATCGCAGATGACGGCCCGCGGCCGCGGCTCGATCCACGTGCAGTCGCGGTGCCGCTCCGCCGGGTCGGCCGCCGACTGATCGCAGGTCCCGCCGTGGACCGCGGCGAGGATCGTCCGGGCGTGGTCCTCCACCAGCCGCCGCGAGTGGTAGATCTCCCTGACGAGGTAAAGCCGGCCGTCGCCGTCCTCGGCCCAATCCTGCCAACAGAAAGGCGCGGTGTAACCGAAGTCGACCGCCCACCAGCGGGTCCAGTCCGGCGGCACGTCGAACCGGTCGACCAGGTGGATCGACTCGTCCCACGATTCGTAAATCTGGCCTTCCGCGGCAACCCATCTCCCCCACCGCATCCGCTGGTACCGCGGGCCGGAGAGGCCGTCGAGCCGGTCCAGGTACGTCCGGCCGTACTCCGTCCACTCGCCGTTCTGGTAGAGGCGGGGGTTGTCCTCGTGGCGGCTGTACAGCATGGTGCAGCGCCCGGAGTCCGCCCTGACCTTCAGGTGGTGGGTAGGCGGCCCGGGGTTGGTCGCGAGGATCAATTGCTGGTAGGAAGCCAGCCGCCCATTCCGGAGACGGGTAGTGATCATGTCGAGATCTTCGGGCGTGGTCTCAATTGCTTCGTCCACGAAAGAGATATCATATTCGGTACTCAACAAACGCGAGGCACGGTCAAGTCCCCCAACGACAATGACCGAGCCATTAATGTAGCGGAAGCTCGCCGGCTCCTGGGCAGAACCTCCGTAGAAGCTCAAGAGCCCGGCGGCCAGAGCCTCGCCCGCGACCTTCTGCCGGAACGTCACCAGGGTGGACGCGGTGAGCGAGGCATGTGTCTTGCGGACGATGAGCGTTCGGACTTTCGGTGTAGCCAGGCACGCGAGGTGGACTTTCATCAAGGCGCCCACCGATTTTCCAGTACCAGCGCCGCCGCTCAGCAGGACTTCATTCTGCTTGTTCCTGAAAAGCTCAAGCACGGCGCCTCTGGGCTCATACCTGACGACGGTGTCACCCACGGTGGTTCTCCAGGTAGGCCGCCGCCGCACGGAGGCGTTCAGGGGCGTCTTCAAACTTCCCTAGCCCCTGGTTGCATGCCATGCACAGGAAGCCCCGCACGCAACGTCCGCACGAGGTGCCCGGGTCGGGACAGCACGTGTGGTCATGGTCTACCGCCAGTAGGCGTCCCGAACTGCACTGACCCCCGCAGATGGCGCACCCGCCGCCCTGAGCGGTTAGCCGCTCCTGGTACTGGTCCCAGGTGATTCCATAGTTGGCCAGCCGGTGCTTGTCCCTGTTGCACTTCCTGCACATGTAGGCCAGCCCATCAGGGTGCCTACCATTCCGGCCAAACTCGACTTCCGGAAGCCAGATAAGACAGAAGCGGCACAGCTTCCGCCCCTGGTCGTCCCGCTTCAGGTGTGATCGCCATGCGCGGATCTCGGTCAGGGGCTTTCCGTCGGCCCTCTGCCTGTTATGCGCCTCGCACAGCCCATAAGCGGCCACGTACCGACCACAGTCAATGGAGGCGCAGACACTCCGGGGCTTGACGATGACCTTCCCCGGGTCTCCGTGCTTCTTCCACCGGACGTAGTGCATGTCGCACCAGCCACGCTTCAGCGCGGGCTTGTCGCAAAGCGCAACCGCGCATCGGGAGCGCCCGGTCCCCTCGTCGCGCTGCCACTGGTTGTAGTGCCTACTGCACCATCCGCGGGCAACGTGGGAGCCGTTGCATCCGCCGACCTGGCACACGCCGCCGGGGCGCACGGACATGGAGATGCCAGGATCGCCGTGCTTCTGCATTCGCTGGTAGTGCATGCCGCAGAGGCCCTTGGCCGCCGGGACGTGACCACAGTCCTCGACGATGCACTCAGTGTGCGCTCCGGGCGCGGCCTGTTCCTTAATCTCGGCGGGCCCCGGGTCGCCTGTCTTCTTCCAGCGTCGATAGTGGGTCCCGCAGTACCCCTTGCAGGAGTGGGGTCGATCGCATCCGGACACAGCACAGGTACGCTGCGACACGAGGGCACCTCTTCGCTAGGTGTTCTCCACGCCCCGGGCCGGTTCCAGCCGGCGCCGGGGTTTACTCGCTCATTCTATCTATTTCAGGGCATCCATGTCGGTGCCCACGATCTCGTACCGCACGGTCCCCGCGGTCGTCGCGTCCAACCTCTGCGGCGCGTCCAGCCCCAGCAGCCGCGCCCGCCGCTGCTCGATGTCGATCAACCGCGCCACCGCCGCCAGCTCCGGCCCGTCATCCCGCAACGGCTTCCCGTCGTCGTCGCGGATGATCCGCCCGTGGGACACGACGACGTGCAGCCGCTCCAGCACGGTCACCGTCGCCCGGGACAGCGCGTCGAGCCGTTCCAACGCCAGCGCCCGGTGATGCTCCGTCGTCTCCGCCAGCTCGGCCCGGTTCGCGTCCAGCGCCCTCGTGACGTCCTTGTGGGCGGCGGCCCGGTCCGCGTACCCGAGGGCGTCGGCGATGGCCTGCCACGTCTGACCCTGCGACCGGAGCGCGACCGCCTTGGCCCGGCGGGCAGCGACCTCGGCCCGCCTTGCCGTGGGTGTGCTCATGTTGGCCGGCCTTCTGTGTTGGCCAGAAGTTCTATCCCAGCCTGAGCGTGATCCCGCTCGTCACGTCAGTGAGCGTCACACCCGAGAACCGCAGCGTCATCGGCGGGGAGCAGGACGGCTTGAGGACCGGCGTCAGCGTCAGCGCGCCGACGGCGTGACCATTCTGGACCGGAAACGTCCCGGCCACCGAGACGGTCCGCTTGTTGTCGGCCTGCGGGTCGTTGCCGCCCGGGTTGACGCACTGCACCGACGCAGCCAGCACGACGTGGACCTGGTCCTCGTCGCCCAACCCGGCTTCCTTGAACGCGACCGTCAGCGACGTGCCGGTGGTGGCGGTGACGCCGGTGGCGGACGCGATGAAGTGCGGGGAACCGGCCGACGCGGTGGGCACCGTGCCGAGGGACAGCGCCAGGGCGGCGGCGAGGACGGTGAGCAGCTTGCGCATGAGGGATCCCCTACGTCGGGCCTTGCCTGCTGTAGTAGCGCCGGTCAGATTTGAACTGACGACCTCTGGATTATGAGCCCAGCGAGCTACCGAACTGCTCCACGGCGCGACGGGTGCTGCGGGGACACCACGAGCACCATCGCACGGATCTTCGGTCACGCCGCTGACCTGCGTCAACAAGGCGCAACGCGACACGCCGATGACGCCTGCCGTGTTCATGCCGGAACGCCCTCGGTGTGCCCGTCCGGGCGAAGTCGCCGCAGGGTCCGCTCCGCATCCACCACCGAGTAGCGGGCCGGCCGGCCACCGTCGGACACCCAGCGGTCGGCCTGCGCCCACCGGCGGATCGTGCGGGCCGGGACACCCCAGAGCCCGGACAGCTCGGAGTCGGTGAGCCGGACGTCCTTGTCGACCAGCCGGAGCCACCGCACCGGCGGCACCTCACGGCCGCACTCGTCGCAGGTGGCGTCGGAGAGGTGGTCGAGCCCGTCGCCGGGGAGGGTGACCACGAGCGTGCCGGGGCAGCGGTACACGGCGCGGGTGGCGACGTCGCACCACAGCGACAGGCCGCACGGAGCGACGGGCCGGCGCCGGTCACCACCCGGGTGCGCGACCCGGAACGCGTCCCAGTGGACGGCGTCGATGCCGGCGTGGAAATCGCCCACCCAGGTCTGCTCGCAGATCCAGTCGAGCATGGCGCCGCGCCGGCCCAGCAGGGAGCCGGCCATGGCCGGGACGGTGTCGTCCGGCAGGGCGAACCCTCGGTCCTCGGCGACCGCGCGGCACCAGGTGGAGAGCATGGTGCGGATCTCGGCGCGGGCGTTGGCGGGCTGGTCGCGCAGGTCGAGGCCGGCGTGTCCACCGGTCGAGATCTCGTTGCGGCCGCCGGCGGCGGCGTGGGCCTCGACGAGCCGCTCGTCGAGGCCGGGCAGCTCGATCAGGTCCAGGGCCATGGCCTTCCGGCAGCCGGCGCAGACCAGCGTCCCGTCCAGCACCCGCCGGGGCCGGCACGGGGCGCGACGGTGCTCGATGACGCAGCGGTACCTGCCCGGGATCCGGGACTGCACGTCCAGGCAGGGGGCGCGGTCGCAGTCCGGGCAGGTCTCGCCGTCCAGGCCCGTCACCGTCGCCTCCCGCTGGGAGTCCGGGTCTTCGGGGCCTTCCGCCGCGGCGTGCGGTGCCCGACGTGCCAGTGCGACCCGCACGGGTACACCTTGAGCCGGTGTCCGCGGGGGTCGCCGGCCTTGCGCAGTCCGGCGCGGTGCCGCAAGGCGTCGGCCTCGGTGGGGTGGGCGAGCTTGCCGTTCTCGCACTCGTACGGCGGCGTCACGGCCGGCCGGCCTTCCTGCGGTCACCGGCGGAACCGCGAGCCACGACGACGGGCTTCACGGCGCACCGGCCGGCAGCGAGTCCAGCCAGTCCCGGCCATCGGGCCCGTTGCACCAGGCGCGGACGTCGGCGTGCGTCCGGAAACCCTCCACGCCGGTGCCGCGGTGGGTGACCGACCAGCCGCGGTCGTAGTAGCGGCTGTGGCGGACCAGTACCGGCGGGGTCCAGCGTTGCTTGCCGCGGGTGACCTGCCACTCGCCGTCGTACCGGCGCAGCGTCACCGGCGAGTACATCGCGGCGGTCACGGCAGCCGCTCCCGCTGCGGCTGGGCGTCGGAGTACCCGGCGACCGCGGCACGCCAGCGACGACGGGCGTTGCCCACCCAGGCGCATGCGCCGAGCGTGGCGAGCGCTCCCCAAGCGGCGGCCGGGTAGCGGCCGGCCAGCGCGTCGGCGCACATGCCCAGCGTGGTGACGAGCACGCAGAACACCGCCCAGGCGGTGACCGCGGTCCACAGGATGACCTTCATCGCCGGACCACCGTCCGCTGAGTAATCCGCGGCCCGTCCGGGGTCGCGGTGATGACGATGTCGACGAGCTGCCCGTCGAGTTCCGGGTCCGCGTCCTCGTCGTGCACCAGGACGTCGACGCAGCGCGGGTAGCGGGACGGTCGGGTGGTCTCGGTGAAGACGACCCTGAGCGGCTTGGTCCAGTCGGCGCGGCCGGCCCAGAAGTGCTCGCTGACGGCGACCCAGTACGACACGGCAGTCACTTGTAGCCGCCGATCCACGCCCGGTCCTCGCAGACGCCGTCGGAGTGACCACGGCGCTTGTCGCAGGACAGCGCGAGCCCGGCGGCCGGGCGAGCGGCTCGGCAGTGCGTACCGGCCAACCGGCGCAGCACCCCGGGGATGCCGTGCAATCGCTCACCGATGCTGCGGCCCTTGCGCCACCTCCAGCGTCGCGAATCGACGGTGAGCCGCGGGTTGCCGTGCGCTTCCATGAACGGAATCTCCTCGCTCACAGCACGCTGCCTCTCGGTTCGATGGTGCGGACTGGACGGTGCCGGCTGGCCTCGGCGGAGCCGACGTCGTCGAGCACCGCGATGTCGTACTCGATGCCGCAGCCGACGGCCTCGCAGCGAAGGATCCACGCGGCGTCGGCGAGCGGACGCCACTGGCACAGCTCGGGGCGGGCGCACGGCACGTCCGCCGGGCGGGGCAGGACCGGGTCCTGGTCGGTCCAGTCGGTGACGGGTCCCCACGGCTCCCAGTCCTCGTCGTCGTACGGCTCGGCCGGCTCGGCGGACTCCGGGTCGAGCGGTTCGGGGGTGGTCATGCGGGCACCTCGTCCAGGTCCCAGACTGCGACGACGAACGGTCGGCTCGTCTCGCCGCAGTCGGGGCATTCGGTCGCCCGGACCCACTCCGGGTCGGTCGCTCTGACCCGTGCGGTGCACTCGACGCAGGACGCGGCCAGGCTGGTCCCGTCGCCGTTCGGTGGGTGGCCGCAGGGCCGCAGGATCAGCACTTGGTAGGCGGCGTCGGCGTCGTGGTCGAACGGCGCCCAGGCGCACTTGGCGGTCATCGGCGGCCTCCCGGCAGCACGGTGATGGCGAGCCGCTCACGGTCAGCGGCGACGGTGCTGGCGCGGACCGCGGCGGTGAGCTGCCAGTGCGCGCCGGTCACGGGGCGTCACCGAGCACGAGTCGCAGCGTGGGCCGCACGCCGACCGGCGGCGGGTCGACCACCCGGCCCGGCGTCCGGGTCCACCCGGGGTGCGCCCACGCGTACACCGCGTCGGTGTCCAGGTCGGGGAACACCAGGTCCAGGAACCCGCCGCGGTTCGGCGGCGGCTCCGGGCACGACGCCTGGACGGCGGCGGCGCGGGGGCGGTGCAGGTCGCACACGTCCCGCCACTCCCAGTCGCCGGTCTCGGAGTTCGTCACCCAGCGTGTGCGTCGCCGGCCCCGTTCGTTGCACTTCCCGCCGCGGGACCCGGGGATCGGGCAGCGACCGCCTTCGTCGGCCTGGTACTGGGGCCGGTCGAGCGCGACGACGTCCCGCATCGGGGTGGCGTCGGTCGCGGCCGGCCACACCGCCTGGACCACGGGGCCCGCCTTGAGCCGGCCGGGTGGCAGGCGCCGGCCGTCCCTCGGGTCGAGCCGGAGGTCGACAGCGAGAGCGAGCGCCAGCGCGAACGAGACGATGTGCCCGTACGGCGTGCGGTAGACGTACCGGTCGGCCCGGGCCGGCTGGACCGTGGGGAAGGCGCGGCTGATGTGCGCGACCCGCCGGGCGTGCGCGACGACGGCGGCGTGGTCGACGGTCAGCGGGAGGTCGAACTCGCGCACCTCGTGGAGCCGGGTCACCGGCGGCCTCCTGAGACGGGTCTGGGAGCTTCCGCGGGTCCGCGAACACCGACCGACCCGGGTTCGTGGGCCCACGGCCCGCTGAGCCACCGGGAACGCGGTGCCGGGCGCGATCACCGGCGGCCTCCGAGAGCGCGTGCGGCGACAGCGACCGGGTCACAGGGCCGTATCCAGACCAGCGATGCCAGCCCGCGGGTGTGCTCCGGCGGCAGCTGCACGAGCGGCTGACCGAGCGCGGCGTGGCCGGCGGCGGCGGCCCAGCTGGCGTCCGCTTCGTCGGGCCCGCTGATGCGGTTTCCCAGGTGGTAGCGGGCGGCGGCGACCACCTCGTCCTTGCTGGCGTTGCCGTTCCCGGTCGCGAGCATCTTCAGGCTGGCCGGCGGGATCACCGCGATCCCGGCCGTCGTCACGGCTTCGAGGCGCTCCACGACGAGCCACCAGCAGCCCGCCCGCTCGTGGGACTTGCCGAACCGGCTGCCGAACGACGGCCCCTCCAGGACGATCGCGTCCGCACCCCGGCACGCGGTCTCCACGCCGCGGCGGACCACCCGCAACCTGCGGAGCATCGGCCAGTCCTCGGACGTGCGGATCCGGTGCGAGTCGTGGGACGTGGCCACCCCGGTGCTCGACAAAGACAAATCCAGGCCAACGCACCTCACCGGGCACCCCTCGCCCACCGCTGCAGGACGGCCGCCAGACCGTCGCCGTGCTGGCACGGGTGCGACCGCTGCCACCGCCAGCGGCGCGCGTCGGCGAGCCCGTCGTACGGCCGCAGCCAGTAGCCGAATCTGACGACGACCAGGTGCCGGAGTCGGGTGCGCAGCCACAGCCGGCGCCAGCGTGAGGCCGTCACAGCTCGACCCCCCGCGCCCGCTCGGTGGCGTCGGCCAGCTGCTCGGCCTGCTCCCGGCTGCGAAGCGTTTCGCTCGCCGGTGGGCCGGCGGAGGCGAGCATCAGGGCCCGGAACTCCTCCACGTGAGCGCCGTCATGGCAGGCCGGCAGCCACCACGTCATGGTGTGCATCTGGTCGTCGGCCGTGCGGACGGCCAGGCTGACGACCGCGTGGCTGCGGCGGGTATCGGGGGTGGTCACAGCAGCGTCTCCTGTCCGGCCGGCACGCAGGAGTGCTCGGCGTGGCCCCAGCCGTCGCGCCCGGCCGGGTCGGCGGGCACAGCGGTCCGCCCGTCGGGCTGCGGCTGCCACCGGCCGCCGGGGACGGCCTCGGCGTCGAGGACGATCCGCGCCCCGCCGGGGCGGGCCAGCTGGTAGACCCAGGCGCCACAATGGTGGTACGCGACGGCGGGCATCAGCCGGCCTCCGTCCGCTCGGTGGGGGCGCACCGTCCACAGTGGAGCGGCGGTGACTCGGCCGACGCCGGGTCCCAGCCGTCCGGGGCCGGGATGTCGACGGCGCAGCGGTGGCAGATGGTGACGGGCTTCCCGGCGTCGGCGCGCTGTGCGTCGGTCTTGCCGTCGACCACCCGGTCACCACGGTCGCGCTGGCCCTTGCCCAGCCTCTTGGACGTCTCGCCAGCGGACCGGCCGGTGGGCTGGCCGCGGCGGCGGACGTAGCCGGTGGGTGCCGCTTCGGCCCAGGCCTGCGCGGCGGTGAGAGCTTCCCGGCCGGACCGAGGCGCCGGGCCGTCGAGGGCCGGTACGGGGGTGTCGCGGTCGGCAGCGAGGCGGTCGCCGGGTCCGCGTTCGGCGGCGGCGAGCGCTTCGGCGACGGGTCGGTAGCCGGGGTGCCGTTCGGGTTCGACGCCGATCTGCTCGACAAGCTGGGTGATGTGGGCGGGCATCAGCGTGTCGGTGGAGGTGCGGTAGTGCCGTTCGACGGCGGCGAGGACCCGCTGCGGGTCGAGGCCGTCGAGGACACGGGCCCAGGTGCGGATGACGAACGGGTCGGGCTCGCGGACTTTCGGGTCGATCCCTGATGCGGCGGCGAGGACGGCGCGGGCGAGCTGTTCGGCGGGGGTCACGACGCGCCTCCGGTGATCGCTCGCAGGTGTGGTTGGTCGTCGTCGAGGCCGACGGTGAGCCAGGCCTGGGCTTTCTCGGTGGCGGTGCGGCGTCTGCCGGGTTGCTGGCCGGCGGGTTGCGGGTCGCCTGCGTGGATGGCGATGCGGAGTGCGTCGGGCGTGCAGGTGCGCTGCTCGGCGATGAGCCGGCCGACTCCCCGGCGGACGGCGTCGGGGGGGTGCGTTTCCAGCGCTCTGGCGATCACGACCAGGGCTTTGCCGTGGTTGGACAGCGGGACTCCGGCGGCGTAGAGCGCGGTGAGCTCACCGGCTGGTGAGTGATCGTGCTCCCGCGCGTCAACAGACGCGACGAGCGGGTTCAGGTTGAGTTCCTGGTGAGGTGTAGTGCCGTTACGTGCCGTGCCGTCGGCTGTGCGCGCGTCTGCGCGCGGACCCACGTACGCGTCTACGCGAGGCGGAATCCCGTCGGACTCCGGTTGGATTCCGGTTGGCGTCCGCTCGGATTCCGGTTCGTGTCCGGGTGGATTCCGGCCGGCGTCCGGGTGGACACGGGGCGGACGCGGGGGGGGTGTCGGGTCGTCCTCCTCGGACTTGGACCGTGCGGCCTTCTTCCGGTCGCGGTCCTTCGCGCGCTCCCGGCCGAGGTCCTCGCTGCTCTTGTTCCACTTCAGCCACGCGCGGACCTGCACGCCACCCGCGACCCGCTCCAGCGGCCCGAGGTCGAGGAGTTCCTCCAGCAGCGCCTTGACCTTCTTCTCGCTGCCGAGCTTCCGGCCGGCGACGGTGAGGACCTGGCGGTCGGTGAGGTAGCCGTCGGACGGTGAGCGGCCAGCGAGCGCGAGGCAGCGGACGAACAGCAGCTCCGCGAGGGGGGTCGCTTCGACGAGGGCAGGGTCTTCGTCATAGCGGACGTGCAGGGGCACGTATTCGCCGTTGCGCCGTGAGGGCACCACGTCAGACCTCCGTCACTTGAGGACGCAAGGCCGGTACGCTGGGCCTTGTTTGAGTCGATGCGGGCCAGGTCTCCTGGCATGGAAATGCCTGGCCCGCTTCACATTCTTTCACGGCGAACCCCCCACTATCCACTTCGGACCGCCTTGTCCTGTAGGTGTTTCGGTCGTTCGGGACGGTGTCGCACGGGTCGGTCATGCCTCGCCTCCGAGGAGGAGTTGTTGCGGGGTCGGCGCCGGGCCGGCAACCGACCACACGGCGAGGCAGCAGCCAAACGGTGGCCGCTCGTTCGGCTGTATCCGGCGTTGCCCGGTGGCGAGGAAGCGCAGTCGGCCCGGGAGGAACTCAACCGTCAGCGGCGAGCCGGGGCGGTCGCGGTAGGGCTCGATAAGTTGCTGCCACCAGTTCTGCTCGGCACGGTTGGCCGGCAGTAGCAGGACGATCCCGCGGGCGGTGGCGTGCTCGGCCCATGCCTTGGCGGCCCACGGCCGGAGCCGCGAGTACGGCGGATTGCACCAGACGGTCTCGCCGGCCCAGGACTGGGCGAGACCGTCGTCCGCGGCCGTGAAGTACTTCGGGCACCGGGCGTTCTGCGGCGTGGCCGCAGCGTCGAGGGTGAACCTGAACCGGGTGGCCAGCGGGGCGAAGTCCTCCAGCGTGATGGCGCGGTCGTCGATGTCGCGGTCAGCGCCGCTGGCGTCGACCTGCTGCGGATGGTTCCGGGCTCGGAACCCGACGAGGCTCATGCCTCGCCTCCGAGCGGTAGCTGTGTGGGTCGCCCGCCCCGCGGGGCGGCCTTGCGGGCCGGTACGCAGGTCGGCGCGTGGGGGTCGTACCGGCGGGTGGCCGAGCTGGACACGGCGGCGCCGGGGAGGATGGTGAGGTCGCCGAGGACGACGACCCTGTAGCGGCCGTCGGCCGCGGGCCAGGGTTCGAGCGGGACCCAGCCGCCGTTGGGGGCGCGGGCGAGCACGACGGCGGCGCCGCACTGGGGGCAGATCTTCTGGCGGGGGGTCACGACGCCCACCACGCCCGGGCGTAGCGGATCCAGTCGGTCAGCCGGGCCCGCTTCCCGCAGAATCCACAGGCGGTCGGTGGACTGGTCATGACGCGGCCGCCATCCGCGCGCCGAGGAGCTCACCGAGGACGGCGGCGGCGAGGGCGGGCGGTACGGCGTCGCCGACCTGGCCGTACTGCTGGGTGCGGTTGCCCTGCCAGGGGTAGTCCGGCGGGAACGACTGGAGCACCCCGGCTTGCCACGCCTCGATGCGGAGGGCGTCGGTGCCGGCTCGGTCGCCGTACCGGCCGGATGCCTGCTCGGCGGGGGTGCTGGCCTTGTGGCCGGGTGGCCAGATCCGGGCGTCGCCCTGGACGGTGGTGGCCGGCCGGGTCAGCGCCCAGCTGGCGAGTGTCGGTGCCGGCTCGTCCGGGGTGCGGCCGAGGGTGCGGTCCTCCGGCATCGATGAGTTCGGCCGGAGCACCCACCCGCCGTTGAGGCGCCGCCCGAAGTACACCGTCGGTGCCGGTTGGTCCGCTGTGCGTTCGGCGGCGTTCGCCGAGGTGTTGTTCCGCAGGACCCATCCCGACGCGCCGCTGCCGGAGGTGGCCAGCACGGTCGGGGCGGGGTTGGTGGACGGGTCGATCCGCTGCCTGCCGTCCGGCGTCGCATGGCCGGTTCCGCGACCGGTCTCCAGGAGCGCGCGCGCCTCCTGCGGGGTGACGCGGTGGGCGCCGGCCGCGGCTGCGGTCCACTTCGCGGCCTTGCTGTCGACGGTCGGTGCTGGCGCGTCGACCGGCCGCTCGTAGGGCACCATGTCGGCCGTCTCGCGGCTGTCCCGCATCGTGTTGGTGCTGGTGCGCACGGTCCAGCCGGTGTCGTAGGAGCGGTCGCCCTCGCCATAGAGCCAGCGAGGGCTCCGCTGGCCGCAGATGGTGCGCCCGGGCCGGTCGCTGACCAGCGCAGCCCACCGCTCGTCGTACGCGCCAAGCGCCTCGGCCATGGACACCCATCGCTCGCGGCCCGGGCCGAGGAGGGTCGGCTCCTCGGTGGCCCTCGCGTGCGTCGCCGCCGGAAGCCGGGCGGCCTGCCCGTCGCGGCGGGCGACGAGGATCGCCCGCTCCCGGGTCTGCGGGACGCCGTAGTCGGCGGCGTTGAGCTTCCCCACCGCGACGGAGTAGCCGAGCGTCCGGAGGTGGTGCGCGTACACCTTCCACAGCGGCAGGACCGGGACGACCTGCTCCAGTGCGACCGCGCGGGGGTTGAGCGCGTGGATCAGCCGGGCGGGCTGGACGACCTGCAGCGCCTGCTGCACCTGCTCAGCCGCCCACCGGTGCCGCCGGTCCCGCGGCCAGCGGGACCGCGGGTTCGAGGGGTCCAGCAGGTCCCGGGCCATGATGCGGTGGCAGCGGCGACGGCTCCGGGCGACCCATGGCCGGCCGGCCAGTGCGCCGGCGATCGCGTCCGCGAGGACGGCGAGGAGCCGACGGCCGATCCCGGAGCCGGCGAGGGAGAACGTCGGGCACGGCGGGGAGCCGACGAGGAGGTCCACCGGGCCGGCCAGGGTTTCCGGCCGCCAGCGGGACACGTCGACCTGCGACCGTAGGTGCCCCGCGGCGGAGGCGGTCGCGCACGCGGCCTCGTTCCATTCCAGCCCGAGGACGTTCGTCCGGCCGAGCCAGCGGAGCCCCTCGTCCCAGCCGCCCGCGCCCGCGTAGGCGTCGAGCGTGA